TAGATTCGATGATGAAACTAAAGTATCATTCATTGACCTTTACACCAAAGTTGATAGTGGTGCTAATTTAGAGGACATTATGAATGCTTCAAGTGAACCAAAAGAAGAAGATTTGGAAGAACTTGAAGATGATGAAAACCAAAATGACGATCAGGCAAACTTTTAATTGTTTGCCTCATTTTGTTTGATAATTAAGTATAATATAACAATCTGGTGAAGGTCGCACACCAGAATTGTTTTTGTTTTGCGACCATTATATTATGGAGAAATATTCAATGACTAAAGTATCAAGTGCAGCTAAGTATAAAATTCTAGGTTATCTTTCAAAGACATCTGGTTACAATACTCTAACAGTTGCTAAAGCTCAGTCAATGTTTGGTATTAAAAATGTTGCAGCTCGAATCGATGAACTTCGCAAAGAAGGTCATGCTATTTACACAAATTCTAAAAATGTAAATGGTGAAAAGGTTACATTCTATCGTTTGGGCACACCATCACGCAAAGTCGTTGCTGCTGGTGTTGAATACCTTCGCCAACAAGGTGAAAAAGCATTTGCCTAATTTAAATGCTTAATCCAAAAGGGAGTGATATATATAATTATACCACTCCTTTTTTTTAATATTATGGATATATTATGGAAATCAAAATCAATATTGACGAACTGAAAAAACATAAATTGTTTATTGCTACGCCAATGTATGGCGGCCAATGTTATGGTCTTTATACAAAAGCAGCCTTAGACACACAAACAACACTTTCAAAATATGGAATAGAATGTAAATTTTCTTTTCTATTTAACGAATCATTAATTACTCGTGCTAGAAATTATCTAGTTGATGAATTTTTAAGGTCGGGTTATACTCATATGATGTTTATCGATTCTGATATTCATTTTAATCCACAAGATATTATTGCTTTATTAGCATTAGATAAAGATGTAATTGGTGGACCTTATCCTAAAAAATCTATCAATTGGAAAAATATTGCAGAGGCAGCTAGAAAACATCCAGATATGCCCGTTACAGATTTACCATCATTAGTTGGTGAATATGTTTTCAATGTGGTAAAAGGAACTAAATCATTCCAAGTTACCGAACCAATCGAAGTATTAGAAATTGGAACAGGCCATATGATGATTAAACGCCAAGTATTTGAAAAAATGGCAGAAGCATATCCAAACATTCAATACAAACCCGACCATGTTGGTCAGGCGAACTTTGATGGGTCAAGATACATTCATGCTTACTTTGATACTATTATTGATACCAAAGATAGTCCTACAGGCGGAGGTTCAGACCGATATCTATCAGAAGATTATATGTTCTGCCAAATGTGGCGTAAGATAGGTGGTCAAATCTATATGTGTCCTTGGATGAAGAATCAACATATTGGAACTTATGCGTTTGCTGGTGATATGCCTGCTGTAGCAAAATATACAGGAAAATTATAATGTTAGTTGGTCTTGTTGGATTTATCGGATCTGGCAAAGGAACTGTTGGTGATATTCTTGTTGAAAAAGGTTATCAAAAAGATAGTTTCGCTAGACCATTAAAAGATGCCTGCTCAGTCATATTTGGCTGGGATAGAAAATTACTTGAAGGTGAAACAAAAGAATCCAGAGAATGGCGAGAACAACCTGATGAATTTTGGTCAGATGCTTTTGGTCATCCTTTTACTCCTAGAACCGCTTTACAAATATTAGGCACCGAAGGCTGCCGTAATAATATTCATAAAGATATATGGGTTCATTCATTATTGAAACGAGCATCAACCAAAAATACAGTCGTATCAGATGTTCGCTTTCGAAATGAAATTAAAATGATTCATGACCATGGTGGTAAAATTGTCCGAGTTAAACGAGGACCTGAACCAGAATGGTTTGATGATGCAATTAGATACAATCGAGGTCCTAGAAAAAACTTTGGTTGGGCTAATGCAAAATATAAATTGCAAGATTTAAATATTCATTCTTCTGAAATTGATTGGGTTGGATGTCCTATTGACTACACAATAGAAAATAATGGGACATTAGAAGACTTAGGCAATAAAGTAGATGACCTATTGCAATTTATTAAAAACAGTGTATAATTTATATTATTATTATAAAGGTGAAACTATATTATGAAACTCTCGAATGAAACTATTTCTATATTAAAAAACTTTGGTGCTATTAATCAAGGTATTTTTTTCAAAAAAGGAAAAACACTCAAAACAGTTTCTTCTCATAAAAATATTTTAGTGCAAGCTAATATTAATGAAGAAGTTCCTGCTGACTTTGGTGTTTATGACTTAAACAATTTCTTATCAGTTATCTCATTAAGTTCAGATCCAACTTTTGAGTTTGAAGATAAGAATGTGGTTATTGTTGGTAACAAAGGTCGTTCAAAAACAAAGTATCGTTTTTGTGAACCATCAATGATTGTAACACCTCCTGAAAAAGAATTATCTATGCCTGATCCTGAAATCACAATTGACTTTTCAACTGAAGACTTTGGTGATATCATGCGAACAGCTGCTGTTCTTTCTTCTCCACAAATCGCTGTTGAATCTAATGGTTCTAAAGTTAGTTTAATTACATTAGATACAGCAAATGATTCTGCTCACACAAACACACTCGAAATTGGTTCTGGTGATGAAAAAGTTTACAGAATGATTTTTAAAACAGAAAATCTATCTAAAATTTTACCAGGTTCCTATACAGTGAACATTTCATCAAAAGGTATTGCTCACTTCAAAAACAAAGATGTTGATTTACAATATTGGATTACCACTGAACAAGGTTCTAAATTTGGAGCTTAATATGTCTTTTCAAATTTTTACAAATGCTTATAAAGGCAATTCAAGTGATTCAATTATAATTAACACCGACCATGTATTATCAGTCTATGAAGCAACATATCCAAATTCTGAAACAGGTGAAGATGAAAATGTTGTTAATTTATATACAGTAAATGGTAATACATATCAAGTCACCGAATCATTTGGTGAAGTTTTGAATAAGTTAAATGCTTAAATTTTATTATATTATGAGGTGTGTGAATGGAACATTTATTATGGACGGAGAAGTATCGTCCTAAAAAGATTAGTGACTGTATATTACCTGAACGGTTAAAAAAACCATTTCAGGAATATGTCAATCAATCTAATATACCAAATCTTTTATTATCTGGTGGCGCAGGTGTTGGTAAAACAACGGTTGCAAAAGCCATGTGTGAAGAAATTGGTTGTGACTATCTAGTTATTAATGGTTCAGATGAAAGTGGCATTGATACCTTTCGAACCAAAATTAAAAATTATGCTTCATCAATGTCACTCGCTGGTGGCAGAAAAGTCATTATCATCGATGAAGCAGATTATCTAAATCCAAACTCAACTCAACCCGCTCTTCGTAATGCGATTGAAGAATTTGCTGGTAATTGTTCTTTTATTTTTACTTGTAATTATAAGAATCGTATTATTGAACCGTTACACAGTCGTTGTGCCGTTGTAGAATTTTCATTGAAGTCAAATGAAAAGGCTGATATGGCAAAACAATTTATGGCTCGTGTTGTTGGTATCCTTGACAATGAAAAAGTAGAAGCGGACAAATCTGTTATTGCTGAGTTGATTAAAAAACATTTTCCAGATTTTCGTAGAGTTATCAATGAACTTCAAAGATATTCTCAGTTTGGAAAAATTGATACAGGTATCTTGGCACAAATTGGTAATATTCAGATTGATGAGATTACCAAATATCTAAAAGAAAAAAACTTTAATTCAATTCGTAAATGGGTTGGAACAAGTGATGTCGATGCCAATACTGTGTTTAGACAAATCTATGATGCCTTATATGATATGTTAAAACCAAATTCAATACCAAATGCCGTATTGATTATTGCTGACTATCAGTATAAAAATGCTTTTGTAGCTGATACTGAAATTAACTTGGTTGCTTGTTTGACTGAATTAATGGCAAACTGTGAGTTCAAATAAAAAGAAAAAACCTGATATGGTGGTGGATCATCCAGAAAGTATGATGTTCCCAACAAACATCGGTGCTCCAAACTTTTCACCGGTGCCTATCAAAAAAGAAAAGGATCATATGATTAACATGGCAAGAATGAATGCCAAACAAGAATATGATCGAATTATGGAACTCGTATCTGTCCTTAAAAAACAAGCAGATAATATTAAAAAAAGGTTAGAGATGACGGACTTAATTTATCAAGCAAAATATAATTTTAAAATAGTTCACGGTAAAACATATTGGTTAGTTGAAAACACCGATAAAAATATTACTGAACTTGTGATGCTAGGACCAAACGAATGGTCTGGAAAACATCCACCACATTATAAATATCTTGCGCCAGTTCGTTCACTCGGTGACCACACATGGGAAATAGTAGACGATGAGTAGCCCTTTTGATTATGTAAACCAAATTTTATATGGCAACAAGCAATTGATTGTCGATGAAATAACTGAACAAGGTTATAAACCTTTTTTAATAAACCGTTCTTTATCCTACCAAAAAGATTGTATCTTTTATGCAAATGAAATGAATCGTTTTCACCACTTGGAAAACAAGTTGCAGAATGATTTTTTACTAAATACAATAAGAAAAAGCAAACGACCATTTGCTAAGTGGGTAAAGGCTGAGAAAAGTGATGACATAGAATGTATTAAGATGGTCTATGGCATTTCTAATTCTAAAGCCAAAGAAGTCCTTCAAATACTCACAAAAGAACAATTAAAAGAAGTAAAAGAAACAGCCGATATTGGCGGAGTAGGAAAAAAATAAAATGGTAGATTTAAATAACTTCATAGAAGTCACTTTAAACGAACAAGATGACTTTCTAAAAGTTCGTGAAACACTAACACGAATCGGCGTTTCTTCACGCAAAGAAAAAGTATTGTATCAGTCTTGCCATATATTACACAAACAAGGCAAGTATTACATTACACATTTTAAAGAACTGTTTGCTCTCGATGGCAAACCTTCAAACTTATCCGAAAATGATATTCAAAGAAGAAACGCAATTGCTAAATTGCTAGAAGAATGGGGTCTAATTAAAATATTAAATCCAAAATTACTTGAAGACAATGTAGCACCTTTACATCAAATCAAAATCATTTCTTTCAAAGAAAAAGACGATTGGGAATTGATAGCAAAATATAATATTGGAAAAAAACCAGGCGAAGAACATTAATTGCCTCATTTTTAAACCAAAAATGATATAAATATAAGCGAGATGCCTAACTAGGGTCTCGCTTTTTTTTAACTCGCTTAATAAGGAGAATATAACATGACATTTAATAGTCACTTTTCATTTGCACCTTTGCATCACTCAACACTTGGTTTTGAAACACTTTTTGATGAAGTTGAGAAAATGTTATCTACAACAGAATTAAAATCTAACAACTCTTTTCCACCACACAACATAGTTAAAGTTGATGATTATCATTATATCGTTGAATTAGCTGTTGCTGGTTATTCAAAAGATGAAATAGATATTACTGTTGATGATGGACATTTAATTATCAAAGGTAATAAAGAAGACAAAGACAAAGATGTTAAATACCTACACAAAGGTATTGGTCTTCGTTCTTTCACAAAAACATTAAAAATTGCTGACACCGTTGAAGTTCGTGGTGCCGAATACAAAGATGGTATCTTAAAAATTGGATTAGAAAATGTAATTCCAGAAAATAAGAAACCTCGTAAGATTGAAATCGGTAAAGAACTTAAACTACACAAGCAAGAGCTTTTGAAAGAAAGTAAATGAGGGGTGGGAGTTTAGAACTCCCATCTTTTCTAAATAATTGGAGTATATTATGCCAGATAAAAACTTTAGAATATCTAAAGAAGCAAAAGCATTAATCTCAGGTTTAGGTAAAAGAGATAATGTTTTCAAAAAATTGATAGTAGAAGCAGAAGAAAAATATCAGCAAAACAAAAATAGAAAAACAAGAAGGACGGAATAGATGCAACTATCGAAAAACTTTACAATGGCTGAATTTATTAAATCAGATACAGCCACTAAATTAGGAATTGACAATACTCCAGAAGGCGAACATTTAGAAAATGCAAAAGCATTATTTGAAAATGTTGTTCAAAAAGTAAGAGACCATTTTGGTCCTACTGTGTTGAACTCAGGATATCGTTCACCAAAATTAAATGAAGCAGTTCGTGGTGTTTCTACATCACAACATTGTTTAGGTGAAGCTGCCGATATAGAAGTGCCAGGTGTAGCAAACGCTGATGTGGCACAATGGATTGTGGACAACTGTGATTTTGACCAAGTTATTTTAGAGTTTTATACACCAGGTATTCCAGATTCAGGATGGGTTCATGTAACATATAAAAGAGATGGAAGTAATCGTAAAAAAGCATTAACAGCCATGAAAGAAAATGGTAAAACGGTTTATAAACCAGGATTAGTTGCATAAAGCAAAATGAATATTTTGGTAGCAATATGTCTTTTTGGAATATTGTTATCATCATTACTTTGTTGGATTCTAATTATCTGGTTTTTAATTAAGAAATACATAGAGAAACATAAAAATTAGTATTTAATAATGATTTTCTCTATTGTTTTTAGCAGTGATTTAGGATAAAATACCATTATCAAATAAGAAATTATTTGGTGAAATCTCAAGGCAGACTTTGTAGCAATACTCTCTGCTGATCTGATTAGACAAAATCTAATCAATAAGGAGAAATATTATGTGGACTAAACCAGCTGCAACAGAAATGCGCTTTGGCTTTGAAGTTACAATGTATGTATGCAACAAGTAATTGTTGACTAGATACAAACTTCAAACAGCATTGACTGTTTAAAAAGACAATAGAGGGAACTTCGGTTCCCTTTATTTTTGGAAATAACATATGAAACAAAACAGTATACTTTTTTGGCACCACAAACTAGGTTGCACTTGCCCTATTTGCTCTACAAAATAAATTGGATTTTATATTATGACAAACCGACCAAAAGATAAAACCATTGGTTTTACTTGCTCAACCTTTGACTTGTTACACGCAGGTCATATCTTAATGTTAGCTGAATGTAAACAAAGTTGTGATTATTTAATTGCAGGTTTACAAACAAATCCAGCAATCGACCGACCAGACAGTAAAAATAAACCTGTTCAATCGATTGTTGAAAGATATGTTCAATTATCTGCCGTTAAATATGTAGATGAAATTATTGTCTATGAAACCGAAAAAGATTTAGAAGACTTGTTAATGTTTTTACCAATCAATGTGAGAATTATTGGTGAAGAATATAAAGATAAAGAATTTACAGGAAAAGAAATTTGTGTGGATAGAAACATTGATGTAGTATTCAATTCTCGTTCACATCGATTTAGCTCAACAGAATTACGCCAACGAACAGCACTTTACGAAACAAATAAAAGATAATGATACAAGATATTTTAGAAATATTACAACAAGCATATACAAATAATTGGATTACAGCAAGAGATGGAAATATCTCATATAAGTCCGATGACAAGCATCAATTCTTAATTACACCAAGTGGATTAAGAAAACAAGAACTCAAAGAGAACCAATTAGTCAAAATTAAAATGACTGAAGATGGTTGGGAACAAATGACCAACCTTAATTTAAAACCAAGTGGTGAAATTGAATTACATTATGGTTTATTAAAAGATATTGAAACCGAAAGGTGTGTAGTTCATTTACATCCAACATATACAATAGCAGCCTTATATGCTGGTATTGATATATCAAAATTAGTTTTAGAGTTTCCAGAATTAAAACGATACACAAGAGTAGCACCAAGTGTTGAAGAAGTAGAACCAATCAGTAAAGAATTAGCTGATAGGTGTATGGAAAATCTAAACATTGATGATAACGGTAATTGTGAATTTGATATTGTAGCAATCGATAGACATGGTGTAGTCGCAATTGATGAAACTCCATGGAAGGCCTTTGAACATATTGAACGATTAGAACATATTTGTAAAATAGTTTTATCTGCTAAATAATTGCCTCATCTTAATTCATAAACTGTTATAATATTATTTTATTTGGAGGCAATTATGTCGGTACAACTACTCACTTTCAAAACACAACAATCAATCATTGGTGATGTTACTGAAGATGGTGATTTTTATAAAGTAAAAAAACCAACACAAGTATTCATTCAACCCTCACAAGAAGATCCAAGCCGAACAATGATGGGTTTTGCACCATACTTAGAATTTTGTGAAGAATTCTTAACGGGTATCAAAATACCAAAAGACCAAATTTTAACGGTAAACACTCCTGTTAAAGATTTACATAATCAATATAACAAAGTTTTTGGTTCAGGCATACAAGTGCCATCAAAAGAGGACATTGCCGCTATTAGAAGATCAACCTGATATAATAGCTGAATGTCGAGAAATTATTATACAAATGTAATCGTTTATGGCAATACTATTCTTTATCGAGGTGTAAAGAACGGTGTTCGTCATAGAGATAAAATCAATTACAACCCTACCTTATTTGTTCCATCAAATAAAAAAACAGAATGGAAATCATTACAAGATGAACCATTAGAACCGATGCAATTTGGTTCTATTCGTGAAGCGAGAGACTTTCTTAAGAAATATAAAGATGTCAATAACTTTAAAATATTTGGCAACGATAAGTTTGAATATCCATTTATTACAGAAAGACATCCAGAAGAAATCATAGATTGGAATTACAATGATTTATGTATCGCTAATATTGATATCGAAGTTGGTTCAGAGAATGGTTTTCCAGAACCCAAGACTGCAACAGAACCAATCACAGCCATTGCAATAAAATTCTCAAACAAACCAACATATTATGTGTTTGGTATTGGTGAATACAAAAAACACCGTGATGATGTAGAATATTTCAAATGTGATGATGAATATGCTTTGATTAAAATGTTCATGCAATTATGGACTACAAATTATCCAGATGCAATTACTGGTTGGAATGTTTATGGTTTTGATATTCCTTATATCATCAATCGTTTTGAAAAAGTTGCTGGTCAAGATGTAATGAGAAAACTTTCACCATGGAATCTAGTGTCAATTAGAGAAGATACTTATTTTGGCAAATCGATGGTAACAGGAACAATTGCAGGTGTAGCAACACTTGACTACATGAGATTGTTTAGAAGATTTTCTCCAAATAGATCACAAGAAAATTATCGATTAGATACAATTGCTCAAGCTGAAGGTGTTGGTCAAAAAATAGCATATGATGACTATG